ATGCCTATGGCTGGCTGCCATAAATCAAGGGGCAAATATATAGTAACAGGTAGATGAGTATAAGGTCGCAAACCCGTTTGTTGATGTCGGTTTTCGGCAGGTCAAGGATGTCGTTGATTTGCGTGTATTCGACCTGCTGAACATTAGCCGCATCAATAATAACAGGGCTGAAGAAATGCTTCTTTGTATTTACCATCTTCTCCAGCCGGACAGCCGGATTGACGAAGGTATTTATAACGACGAGATCGACCAGTATTTCTCGTATCGGGAATGGAAAAAGAAACACCAGCCTTTAAGTGGAGTGACCGTAAGGGAAATCCTCGCAACCGAAGATCTGAATGAGGATGCTTTACTTCGGATTTTTGATGGAGTCACCGCTGCTTTCTACAAATCCGATGAGTACAACAGTCGAGAATATCGTTATTCAAACCTTTCGGAGTTACGCAAGGCTATGAAGCATAAGGAGGGCGGCACGAATGGGAAAGCCCAGTAAGGACTATGCCGTTCCTCTTTGGGAAAAAGCAAACCTCACCGTTTATGAAGCGGCAGCCTACTCAGGTATTGGCGCAGATAAGCTACGAGAGCTGTCCGACAGAGAGGATTGCGAGTTTGTCTTGTGGAACGGCACAAAGCGGCTCATCAAAAGGAAAAAGCTCGATGAGTTTTTGGAAAGAGCCTATTCAATCTAACAATCAACGATGCGATTCGCAAAATCGCATCGTTGTTCCAAACGGTGGTTATCGGTATCCTAAAGCCAAACGAAAATGAAGGAGGAAACCGATATGACCAAGCAGGAAAAAGATAACCGAGTTCCCCTTTGGGAAAGAATGAACCTGACTTTAGAAGAAGCCGCCGCTTACACTGGTATCGGAACGGATAAACTTCGTGAGTTGTCGAATCGTGAGTCGTGTGACTTTGTTCTATGGGTCGGTACAAAAAGGCTTCTAAAGCGCAAGCAATTAGAGGAGTTCCTGATTAAGAGCTTCTCAATCTAAAACAGGAGGTTACTATGACTAAAAAGAAACAGGTCGGCGTAAGGTTCGACAGCAACCGTACCCGACTTAAAACAGGAGAAACCCAGCGTCCCAACGGCACTTATGCGTACCGTTGGTCAACGCCTGACGGAAAAAGGCATTCTATTTATGCTCCAACGCTGGAAAAGCTGAGAGAGCAGGAAGAACAGATCATTGTGGACAAGCACGACGGAATACGGTCGGATGTCAAAAGCATCACCGTAAATGAGATGTTCGATCTTTGGTGTCAGCTCAAAAGGGGAATCAAGGACAGCACATTCAAGAATTATATTTATATGTATGAGCTGTTTGTAAAACCGTCTTTCGGAAAGAACCGACTTGTCCAAGTAAAAAAGTCTGATGTGCGGAAGTTCTACAACTCCCTTGCTGACGGCAAGGTTCTGAAGATTGCCACGATAGATAATGTCCATAATGTACTCCACCAAGTCTTTCAGGTGGCAGTCGATGATGGAATGATTCGACAGAACCCAACAGACAATATGCTCAAAGAACTGAAGCTCTCCCACGGCTTTGAGCGTGAGAAGAAAGAGGCATTGACCGTGGCTCAGCAGAAGTTGTTCTTTGACTATATGCTCAGCCACCCCAAGGACACCCACTGGTATCCAGTGTTCTATGTTATGGCAAACACGGGGATGCGAGTCGGTGAGATCACCGGGCTTCGCTGGAGCGACATTGACTTGAAAAAGGGCATTATCCGAGTCAACCACACGCTTGTCTATTATAATCACCGTGACGAAAAGGGCTGCTATTTTTCCATCAACACGCCCAAGACAAAAGCCGGTGAACGAGAAATCCCGATGACTGAGGGAGTGAAACAAGCCTTCTTAATGGAGCGAGAGTTTCAATCTCAGGCTGAAATCAGCAGTAAGAGTCGAGTGGACGGCTATGACGACTTTATTTTTGTCAACCGTTACGGGGATGTTCAAAATCAGGGAAACCTCAACAAAGCACTCCGCCGTATGATGCGAGATTGTAATGATGAAATCCTCGAAAAATATGGAGCAGACTCTGATCCGGTTCTTCTGCCACAGTTCAGTTGCCACATTCTCCGGCACACATTCGCAACAAGGCTATGTGAGTCGGGAGCAAACCTCAAATTCATTCAGAGCATCTTGGGACACGCTGATGTATCGACGACGATGAATATCTATGTTGATGTGACCGACGCTCTGAAAAAGAAAGAGATCACCGCCTTTGATGACTATATGACAACCAAGCTGGAAACTTGAAGAGAAAACACTCTGTGAGTAATTCGCAGAGTGCTTTCTCTTTTTCGCACATTTCTCAAAACTGAGGATGGAAATTATACTATAAGCAGTAATGAGAAATGGAGCGTTCAGATATGGAGAATAGTTTAAGCAGGATGCGACCGCACCTTGTATCAGAATGGTCAGAAAAGAACTTCCCGTTGACTCCTGATACCGTGACCTTTGGGTCTAATAAAATTGTGTGGTGGAAAGGGGCTTGCGGTCACGAGTGGCAGACAAGCATTAAAGCTCGCTCCGCAGGCGAGCAATGCCCAATATGTTCGGGAGCGAGGGTGCTTCAAGGTTATAACGACTTTGAAAGTAAGTTTCCTGAACTTACGAAGGAATGGTCGCCCAAGAATGAGCCGCTAAGACCGTCGATGATTACAGCGGCTACGCACAGAAAGGTAATATGGCAGTGCAAGCTCGGACACGAATGGACGGCGTCCGTGAAAAGCCGGACAGTGAACGGTACAGGTTGTCCCTACTGCTCACACAACTTTGTACTACCGGGCTTCAACGACTTGGCAAGCCGTTTCCCTGAAATCGCTGCGGAGTGGTCAGAGCGCAACCTTCCACTGACGCCGGATCAGGTTACGGCTTTCAAGAATATTAAAGTTTGGTGGAAATGTCGCTTGGGTCACGAATGGAACACATTGATTTCAACCCGTGCCGGAGGAAGTCAGTGTCCCTATTGTAGTGGGATAAAGCTACTCAAAGGATTTAATGACTTAAAAACAAAGTACCCATCCCTTGCCGCAGAGTGGTCGGAAAAGAATCTGCCGTTGACTCCCGATGCAGTCAATGAGAAGTCAACAAAGAATGTTTGGTGGAAATGCCGTACCTGCGGCTATGAATGGAAAGCCGTCGTCAAAGCACGGGTCAAAGGCGGTATGTGTCCTGTTTGTGCTGAGAGAGCCGTTCTGCAAGGCTATAATGATCTTGGAACAACTGATCCTCACTTGCTCTCAGAATGGGACTATGAAAAGAACTCCAAGTGGACACCGAGCAATGTATCGAGAAACTCAATGAAGGTCGTTTGGTGGAAATGCGGAGCAGGACACTCTTACCGTGCCAAAATCACAGATAGAACTATTGAGCAAAAGGGTTGCCCTCAATGTGAAGCTGAGTTTCAACAGGCTCTCCCACAGATGCTGATAATGATGTATGGAGCGCAGAACGGCATTACGGTCAAAAACAATAGCGACTCGGAGCTTGGAGTGCGGCTTGTTGCATACCTCCCTGAATTACATTGTGCGGTCGATATTGCCGGAGCAACCGTGACGGAGAAAAGAGAGCAAAGCGTGAAAGCTCACATTTGTCAAAGAAACCGGCTGGGTTACTACCTTATTAAAAGAACTACGGATACTTCGCAAATGGCAGCGGAAATCAAGACGCTGTTTATCCGCAATCATATTTACCTCCATACGGATTCCGAGAAAGATGTTCAAGTGCTTCGAGAGAGATTTTTAGAATGGAAAAACCGAAATGCTTGTAAACTGAACGGAAAATATTGAGTTTCGTTAAGCCGTGTGTTATACTGTAAGCCGTGTGTTATACTGTTTTAGTAGTTAGTTTCAGTATAGCACACGGCTCGTTTTCAAAAAAATGAAGCCACCTTACGCCAGCTTACTCCACGGCTTACGCCATTGGATTTTCCGCTATCTGAATTAGGCATAACTGAGCTTACCCCAGCTTCAAACGAGTAGATGCCGGTCGGGACTTATAGACGCTAAGCGGAGCTTATCTAAGGCTGGTCACGAAAATCCCGACGATGAAGCCTATAAGCTGAAAAACCCAGTAAAATCAAGGCTTTTCGGTCTTGATGAGGTGAAAAACGACGAATTTACCACAGATTTACCACAGTTGACTCAAGATACCTCTGAAAAGAAGACACTGCCAGCGATGGCGGTGTTTTTTTTATGCGCCGTATTTTGAATAAAGCTCCGATAGAGCGAGGCTTTCTTCAGAATATGGGTTAAGTAGTTTACATGCCCTCTTCCTTTTTGCCGCCTCAAATTCTAATCTAAGTTAGAAGTTTAATTTAGGTTAGAAAATCGAGGTGGCTTTTGTGGTTTTTGGGCTCGCGGGCCGCCATGAGAGGCGGTGAGTTTCAGTTGATTTGAGATAGAGCGGAATAGGAGGAAGATAGATGGGTACAGTGCTACGCCCTGAATTGTCGAGTAGAAACATTTACTACATCTCCAGGCATCGTCACTACGAGCTGAAACACTTTTGTCTGCAATATCCGGGATGGAAGCAGGCATACTGCGATCTGGATGGATTACCAGCACGATCGTTGAGTACCACGGATCAGACCAAAGGAAGCGGACATTCTGATCCAACCGCGATATATGCCGAAGCACGAATTTATTATAAAGACCGAATGCGGATGGTGGAAGAAAGCGCGGCGAAGGCTGCTGGTGATATGGGGGAACTGATGCTGCGCGCTGTGACAGAAGGCATGTCTTACGAACATATTTCTCCGCCATGCTGTAAAGAGGTCTGGTATGCCGCGTACAGACGATTCTTCTGGCTTCTGGATAAGGCGCGAAAATAACATCTCCTTCTATGGAAGGAGGAATTGAAAATGTCATTTAACTTTTCTGATGGATTCCTGTTTGCTGTTGGCTGGTTTGTGGCCAAAGTCGCAATACACTTTGCAGTGAGCTTTATTAGTGAGCTACTGTATCGGTTGTGGCCTTGGTACAAAACATTTATGGACGAGCAGGATCGGAAGAAACATCCGTGGCGGTATTCAAACTACAACGACTGAAAAGGACGGAGCCCGATTACAAGGGCTCTTTCCTTTTTCTCAGGTAAATACAGTACGTAGGTGACGATCATCTGTGCTATATTTTTAAGGAGGAATTATGCAATGGAACTGTGGATGTGCTTTCTTATCGGACTGCTGATTGGAGCCGCAGGCGGCTATGGCGTGTCGGTAGTGCTTAGAGCCAAAACATTTGCCGGGACGCTTCGTGAGGATCATTCCGATCCGACCGAGGCGCCTTACTTGTTTTTGGAACTGGAGCCTGGCGGCATGGAGACGATTCATAAAAACAAGACCGTGACGTTCAGTGTGAAGATCGAAAACTATATTCCGCGAAGATAACAACGCCTATAATGGAGAATCTATCACTTACTGAAAGGAGAAATGAAGATGAACCTGACGATTCAAAGGAAACTGGACGAGGAGTATACCAAGACTCTCAAAGAGGTATCCCTGGCGAGAACCGGATCTGAAGAGGCAAAATGGGCGCTGCAAAAGCTGACCGAGCTTCACAAGCAGATGATGGAAGAGACACAGGCTTCTGACAAAGGCTATATTGAGTTGCAGAAACTCCATTTGGAGGAACGCGAAACTCAGCTTAAAGAGCAGCAGGCGAAGGAAGGCCGTGTGTGGAACATCGTGAAGATTGTGATTGACGGCGTGGCGATTGTGCTGCCTGTTTGGGCGTCGTGGGTCTGGATGGGCCGGGGGCTCCAATTCGAGAAGACTGGAACCTTTACGTCCAGAACCGGAAATTGGTTGGGAGGCCATCTCCGGATGTTCAAGAAGTAACGAATGGAACGACTGAAAGAAACGGGTTCGTGTTGAATGCACGGGCTCTTTCTTTTTGCCCGCGATTATTACAGTCCCCTTTATGGAAACCAAACTACGAAAGGGAGGGTTTGAAAATGACGAAGCGAGTATATCTGTATGCATTCAACAATGTGCTGGAGATCGTGGACACGAAATTCCTGGAGGATGATGCAATTTCTGTGCTGAACGTACGAAGATTGGCAAACTGGATGAGGGATACCTATCCAGAACCAGTAGCAATCTACGTCGTGGATAATCGCAGAGGACTGCATAAGGAATACCTGGAATCGGTGAAAACGAAGGACTTTACGAAGCATGTGGAACTCGCAGATATTATCAATCGAGAAGGAATCCTGATTCAATGATGGCAACTAAAAAGGCGGGGCCAATACAAGGCCTCTTCCTTTTTGCGTGGAGGACATGATGCGCTATCACTTTGAAAAGCCGGAGCTATATGCCAATCAGTATGGAAAAGTTTATATTTGCGATCACCCTATCTATAGCCGCTGCACGCTGTACGTGATCGGCGAAAAAGGACTTGCGGTGATTCAGCAGCGGTTTGACACGTCATCCAAGAGGACTTACTGGAGCGAAATTGATCCGTGGCTGACAGACGCTATTTATCTGAACGGTGAATTCAAAAGATTCTTCGATGAGCGGAGTGGACCGTGTGAAAACGGGATCTACCCCACTGTGACGGTTCGGCAGATCATGTGGGCTTTGAAGATGAAACCCATTCCAAAGCAGCGATGGGAAACGGTGTTCGATCGAAGGGATATTTGAGTCCGCGAATTTTACAAGGCGCATTATGAAGAAGCGGACACTAAACGATATGAAAAGGAGAATAGCAATGGATAAGATTTTGGACGCCATGGACAAAGCTCTGACGAAGGTTCAGAAGGAATTCCACGTATTCGTGGTTGACCGGAAGATCAGGAAGTTTGAGAAAAAAGTGGAGAAGAAGATTACCTATGTTAGCGACTGGCTTGAAGCGAAGCTGTCCTAAACTGAGAGAAAGATTGAGCTGATGCAAATGCTCAGTCTTTTTCTTTTTGTCATTTGAGTTCGATTAGAAAAAGGAGGAAACACCATGAAAGGGTTTGTGGGTACTGTTCTGAGCGGCGCGATTGGGCTGGCGGCGCTGTATGTGGTTGGAAAGATTGCTTTCCAGGCCGGACATGACATTGCGGAGGCCGAGTGCAAATACGAACAGCTTCAGCGCGGAATCAACGCCAAAACCGTTAAGACTGCTAAGCCGGAAACGCCGGATGAGGAAGAAGAAGCCGACATTCCCGAAGAGACAACGGATATAGCCATTCCCGAGAAAAAGCAGAGCAAACTTGGAATGCTGTTTGGCCTGCGAAAGATGCTCTCTAAAAAGGGCGGCTCCGTGGTCGGTGATCTGATTCAGAATCCGGAAAACCATGTGATCGAAGCCTGCGTAAAGGGACGCGAGATCCATGTGAACATAAAACCCCGAACCGCATGATTTATGTTGGCTCGAATGGAATCGCACAAGGGTTTTGAAGTGGCTATGAAGCACAGAGACAAGAAGCGAAGTCTCTTCGCTTTTATATTTATGGGAGGAGAATTCATGTCAACGTCAAGCCAAGAAAAGCTTAAATGCCCCATCAAGATCAATTTCGACCCACTAAATGGTCCAATTGACACTGGAAAAGTTATCAGTTACTGGGCCCAAGTAAGTTTTCTGAAGCAGACCGGAATGTCAGGTCACAAAGCCCGGCGCATTGCTTATCGGCGAGTATTTGGAAAGGGTGATGCAACATGATTTTCTTAGTGTGTTTGATCTTTGGAGGGCTGTTCTCGACCTGGTGGTTGGAGGAATCGCCCTGGGAGGAAGGACTGGAGATTCGTCGGCTCATCAAACAGAGCCGCGAGAATGAACGACAGAGGGCGCGGCATCGCAAAACAGCTTATACGCAATGCGACTGGCGTCCGCCAATGACAAGGAGGAGATTCAAACCAACAGCATTAAGATTTCACAGAAACATGGTGTAAACCCGACCATCCCGATTTGTTTCTGGTGCGGAAAGGAAAAGAACGAAATCGCGCTGCTCGGAAAGCTGCCGGGAGACGCGGAAGCGCCGAGATCGACCTGGCTTATGGGCGATTACGAGCCCTGCGACGCATGTAAGAAATTACGGGAGCAGGGCATCGATCTGGTGGAAGCAACGGATTTCCCGACGATCAATCCTCGGCAGCCTGCATGGCATGGGGCTTATCCGACGGGACGGCACATGATTCTTCGAGAGAATGCCATTCGAGCGATATTTACGCCTGATGTAGCAGACGATCTGTGCAAGCGCAGAATCGGTTTTATGGATAAGGAAGCATTCGAAAATCTACAAAAGTTGATTGAAAGGAAGTGATTTCATGACCATAGGAGATTGGCTTAAGAAAAATGCTTCCACCATCCTTACCTGTTTGGGTGCTGGGGGTGTTGTGGCAACAGTGGCGCTGGCCATAAAAGCCACGCCAAAGGCGTTGGATAAAATCCAATGCGCCCAGGTCGACAAAGGTGAGGAAATTCTTCACAAGCTGCGCGAAGGTGCGCTTGAAAAATCTGACGCCGGTTATATTTTACCGAAACTGACTGCTATTGAGACCTTACAGGCGTGTTGGAAGGAATATCTGCCGACCGTAGCCGTCGGAACAGGTTCTTTAATCTGTATCTTCGGCGCGAATGTGCTTAGCCGCAGGCAGCAGGCGTCTCTCGCCAGCGCTTATGCAGCACTGGAAAGCGCCTATCAAGGTTATCGTCGAAAGGTTTGCAGTATTCTGGGACCGGATACGGACGCGATGATCGAAAAAGCGGTTGAGCAGGAAAAGCAGGACATCGAGGATGATCTTCCACCTTGGGACGAGGTGCAAACCTTCTATCTCCCTTGCTGTGGGAAAGAGGCATTCTTCGAGCGGACGATGGAAGAAGTCGTGCAGGCGGAATACCACATTAACCGCAATCTGGTACTGCGTGGCGAGGTGACGCTGAATGAGTTCCTGTCTTTTCTGGGACTGGATGCCGTTGAGGAAGGAGACGTGATCGGCTGGGATTGTTATATCGGCGAGACGCAATACGGTTATCGCTGGATCGATTTCAATCACAGACATTACGTTACAGACGACGGCCTGACGGTGTGCTCCATCGATACGCCGTTTGCACCGCACTCTTTGGACGATCCGGAATACGACGGAGAAGACAGGGTGCCGACCTGCGGCGTAGATTGATTCCGCGAAAAAAACTGTGTCTATTATGGAAAGGAGGCAAAAGCCATGAAGAAATTTGACTGGGTAAAAGCGCTCGGTCTTCTGTGCACCGTAGGCGGTATTGTGATCAGCGTAGTGAACAATATCGTTGAGGACAAGAAGATGGACGCAAAAATCGAGGAAGCGGTTCAGGCGAAGCTGACCGAACTGAACAAGGACTAAAAAAGAACGGAGCCCGATCGCAAGGGCTCTTTTCTTTTGCCGAGAAGATGGAGCCCGAAGGGGTGGGAAAAGGAGGAGGATTGATCGGGCATGACGCAGGAAGAAGCGATATCCCTGCTACGAAGGTATCGGCGAAATGTATATCGGTGCAATTCGAGTTCCGTAATATTTCCAAAGAGGAACGCCTATTTTCAGACCTGTGTGTACGGTCGGTATCTTCTGAGCGAGCTGATTCGGAGAATCCGTGAGTCTGAGGACGATCCGATTCAGGTGGTCAGCCAGGTGTATTCCGAATTGGATTATATTCTCGGAGATTCGGACGACGACCATTTCGAGACGCACAGATTCGCTGCGAAGATGGAGTATGAGTGCGGCGAAGTTCTGCGGTATTTGCGGACTATTGAAAGGAAGAAAAATGAAGATGCAAAAAATTGACTGGAAAGGGGTCGCCAACAATATTGGCAGAACCCTGAAACGGAAAAGCCCTGAGATTCTGACGGGCGTGGGCATTGGCGGCATGATTACAACTACGGTGCTGGCCGTTCGGGCAACGCCGGAAGCGATGCGGCGAATCGAAAAAAAGAAAAAAGAGGAGCAGCATAAAAAGCTGACCGCCGTGCAGACGGTTCAGGCGGCCTGGAAGTGCTATATTCCGGCTGGCGTGACCGGCGGCGTATCGATTGCGTGTCTCATCGGAGCGAGCGCCGTGAACGGACGCAGAAACGCCGCGCTGGCGACGGCCTACAGCCTGGCAGAGAGCACCTTACGGGACTACCGCTCTAAGGTGGTCGAAACCATTGGCGAAAAGAAGGAAGGAGCGATTCTGGACGCTATCGACCGCGAAAGAGTGGAACGGATCCCCGCCCCTGCTCAAGGCGAAATGCAGACGACGGAAGGTGCGGTGGCTCCAGTTCTCTGTCTGGATTCCATGTTTGGGCGATACTTCTATTCGGACGTGGAAACGCTCAAGCGGGCGGCAAACAAGCTGAACTGGCAGATGAACAACATGAGCGAGCCGTATATTTCGCTGAACGAGTTTTACATGGAGATTGGCCTTTCCACAGTGGACGTCGGCGACGATCTGGGATGGCGAAGCGACAAGGGATTGATTGAGCTGCGGTTTTCCAGCCAGCTCAAGGACGGTCGCACTCCGGTTTTGGTGGTAAGCCATATGAATCCGCCTGAGTATGGCTACACCGATTATTGACTGCTGAATTGGTTGGTGCTGTGAGCCTATTTTCCGCGAAATTTGCAAGGGGCTTTATGAGGGGACAAACCCTAAAATCGAAAGGAGAAAACGACAATGGAAAACATCGAAAAGAACGAGATCATCAACACTGAGGCGATTGAGGACCTGACGACGGAAGCAACTTCCAGTAATGGAAGCGTGATCAAGACCGTGGGCATCATCGGACTGGGCGTGGTTGGAGCAGCTCTGCTGACCAAGTACGTCGTGGTTCCGGTTGTTCACAAGGTTAAGCGCACGATCCAGCAGAAGAAGGCGACCAAGAAGGTCAATACGGCTGAGGCGGAAGAGATCGATCTGAGCGACGTGGAATTGGACGAGATTCCCGAGATCGACGAGTAAACCTGATAAAGAGCAGGCGCTGATAACAAGGCGTCTTCTCTTTTTCTTTTTGCGATTCGAGCGGTTAAAGAAAGCCGAAGTGAAGTTGAAAGGAGAAATGACAAATGAGTATGCGTTCGTCCATTCGTGCGATTGCCAAAGCCCGGCTAAAGGCCATGGGCGTTCCACACGTAAACAAGGTGCTGTGTCTGGGCATGTGCCACACGCACGCGCAGAATTTGCAGCGCACCAGTCAGGGTCGCAAGGCGCTCTCTAAGATCCAGAAGCAGCATCAGCCGCTCTGGCGGCGTGAGACAAGCGGAAGGCTTGCCAAGGAGGGCTATAACGCCCAGATGGGCATTGGCAAGCGCCGTCGTGTCCGTCGTGCGGCATAAGACACAGTTTGCAAAGCGAAAAGGAGGATATTTCTCATGGCGGAAGATTACAAACCGAACTCCCATCGCTCCAAAGAACAGGAGCTGCACGAACCGATGCCTGAAAAGCGAACGGAAAAAGTAGTGACCGGCAATGTAAAGCAACGCAAAAAGAGCGGGCTTGCGAAGGCCGGAAGCATCTTTGTTCCTGGCGATGTGGAGAGCGTGAAAAGTTATATTTTGATGGATGTGCTGGTGCCTTCCATCAAACGGGCGATCAGCGATATTGTCTGCAATGGTATAAACATGCTGCTGGGCGAACCAAGCCGTGGAAAAAACGGAAGTCCCGGTGCAAAGGTGGCCTATCGCCAGTATTATCAGGATCGGGACGAACGGCCCAGCTATAACCGCCCAAGAGCGCAGGCGCAGTACAGTTATGATGATATTGTCTTCGAGACCCGTGGCGACGCGGAAGAAGTGTTGTATCGCATGGAAGAGCTGCTGGAGCGCTTTGACGTGGTGAGCGTGGCCGATTTGTTCGATATGGCGGGGATCAGCTGCCAGTATACCGATAACAAGTACGGCTGGACCGACCTGCGGAACGCTCATGTGGAGCGTGTGCGCGATGGTTATATTATCAGCCTGCCGAGGGCAACGAGCTTATGAAAGACGAGACAAGGAAGCTGAAGGCATGTCCCTGGTGCGGCTGGCGAAGCATAGCGCCCTGGAGCATATTGCATGGCGAACCTCATCTGAGGGGTTGGAAGGCCAGGGAATATTTCTTTCATTGCAACCATTGCGGTTTTTCGAGTAAGAAGAGCCGCTTGAAATGGCGCGCCAAGTGGTTCTGGAACCATTGCCGCCTGCGCAAGACAACAGAAAGAAGGTATCATATTTATGGACGTGAATTCTGAAACTGCTATCATGGAATCCACTGCTAAATCGGCATTCGACAGCATCAAGAAAGCTTATAGTGAGCTTGGTAAGTGCTATAACGAAACTGGAACGGTAGAACCCGCGGACAATGTGAATCACCCCAAGCATTACCAGAGCAAACGCGGCTTGGAGACTATCGACGTGATTGAAGCCTTTACCGAGGATTTGGCGGGTGGTGAGGCCACGAACACTGGCAACGTGCTCAAATACATGTGCCGCTGGAAGAGCAAGAACGGGCTTGAAGATCTGAAGAAAGCCCGGTGGTATCTGGATCGGTTGATTGGCATCGTGGAGAAGCATGACGAAGAAATGCGCAAGCTGATGGCGAGCACGTCAAGCAGTATTCGATAAGGAGGAAGAGAAATGAAACTCGATGTGAAACCCTTTTTGAACGGGGCGAAGTTGACCCTGAAAAAGCACAGCCCTGAAATCCTGGTATTCACGGGCATTGGCGGAATGATCAGCAGCACGGTGATGGCGTGCAAAGCGACGCGCAGGCTGGATCCGGTGCTGGAAAAGCACAAGCAGGACGCCGAAGCCGTTCACAAGAAGTATGCGCGGGTTAAGGATGAACGGGCCGAAAAGCATGATCTTACGAAGGTCTATATGAAGACAGGCGTAGAATTTGTGAAGCTCTATGGGCCTTCGGTAGCGGTGGGCGTGCTGTCCGTTACCGGCATTCTGACCAGCAACAACATTCTGCGCAAGCGCAATATGGCGCTGGCTGCGGCTTATGCGGCGGTGGATGCGGGCTTTAAGCAGTATCGCGGCCGGGTCATTCAGCGCTTTGGCGAGGATGTGGACCGTGAGCTGCGTTTCGACGGGCATCAGGAGAAGATCGAGGTTGTGGAAACGGATGAGAGCGGGAAAGAAAAGAAGGTCAAGAAGAATGTAACCGTTCTGGGACCCGGTTTGTCCGACTATGCACGATATTTTGTCTATGGCGAGGCGCGTGCAGCGGAACCGAACGCTGACTACAACCTGTTCTTCCTCAAGGCACAGCAGGAGTTGGCCAACCACATGCTGCGGTCAAACAACTTCCTGTTCCTGAACGAGGTCTACGAGATGCTGGGCATCGACAAGAGCTTGGCCGGGCAGTCCGTCGGCTGGGTGTACGACAAGAACAAGGACGATCACGGCGACAATTACGTGGATTTCGGCATTCAGGAGGTTTATCGCAAGCGTAGCGACAAGCCCGGGGACTACGAAAAAGTGTTCCTGCTGGACTTCAACGTGGACGGCGTGATTCTGGAACATGCGCAGGAGAAGGGGCTTATCACCGAGTAAGGGATAGGCCCCTTTTCTTTTATATTTTTGAAAAAAAAAGGAGGTGCAGGCATGGATACCGCTTTGAAGACCGCGACCTGCGTGATGCTCGCGGCGATGGCCGGCGTTTGCCTGATTGGCGGCGTGGCCGTGCTGACCAAACCGAAGAAAATGAAGAAGGGTTGATCGAATGGAGTATTTGGACGCTTTTATATTTTCCCTGGACAATCTACTGGATACCAGTCGCAAACGCCATATTGTCGGTGGCATTCTGCTGAGCGCATCCGCACTGTTTGGCGGGCTGGCTGTAACTGTTTTGACAATTAAGAACTAAGGAGCAAACACGGTTTGCGACGCGGAAACAAACAAGTAATGAAAATGAAGCAAGCGCGGACCGGCGAATGCCTAGGACGTGCATGAAACAGAAGGAGGGAGCGCCCTGCGGCGCGTTTACTATGATCGGAGCAATCATCCTGACGTTCGTTATCACAGCCCTTTCCATGCTGGTGCTGTTTTTACTGGAGAACCAGAAAAAGCAGAAAGCCGATAACAGCCATATTCTTCGGGAAAACGACGGGCTGCGTCGTCAGATTTCCGATTATCAGCAAAACGAGCAGCGCCGCAGGGAATGCTCTGCCTACGACAAAGGCCTGTACGACGGGCGGACAAGCGACGCATATTACCGTCAATGCCTGAAGAAATTCACAAGCCAGGAGCAGAACGATATTATTCTTGGCGGGGGGGATGGCCGCAGAAGACGGGCCGAAAATGCGAAAAGTTAAAAAAGCGCATGGCGTGCATTGTGACAAGAAAGCGAGGAAAATGAAGTAATGAACAAGGGTATTATTGGAGTTATATTTTTCACGGCGGGCGGCGCCGCTGGATTCCTGGCCGCCAACAAACTGATGAAGGATAAATACGAGCAGCTGGTGCAGGACGAAATCGATTCGGTGAAGGCCGCTTTCCGTAAGGAACATCCGCAGCTGGAAGAAAAGCCGCAAAAGCCCACCGAAAAGGAGCGGACTGCTTACAGCCAGTATACCGCGAAGCTGGGCTATACCGAAGAAAAAAAGCCTGCACCGATTCAGGCTCCGTGCGTGATTTCACCGGATGATTTTGGCACGGAGGATGGTTATGACGAGATCAGCCTGACCTACTATGCCGACGGTACGGTTACGGACGACAGCGATCATGCCATGAGCGATGACGAAATCGAGGAGACCATCGGCAAGGACAGCCTGAATCACTTTGGCGACTATGAGCCTGATAGCGTATTTGTGCGTAATGACCGGCTGAAGGCGGACTATGAGATTCTGGCCGATCCGAGAAGCTATGCGGATGTGCTCCGGGAGAAGCCGTATCTGGTCAACACTTGAGGTGATATGATTTGAGGATCCAAGGAGGGGTGGAGCAGGAAGAGCTGGACAGAATTGAGGACGCATATTTCGAGTGGATGATCCATCTTGTGTGCAGCGGAAAATACGCAAGGAAAAAGTCCTTCAGAAAGCTCTTCCGTCTGCTTCACGAGACGGAATTTATTTATATTTTGGAGATGGACGGGAATCGGGCGGATGATGGAATCGATCTTCGTTATCGGTTCACCTATGAATCCCATTACGATGCAGCGCTGGTGGAAGAAGCCTTAATGGGAAAGCCGTGCAGTGTATTGGAGATGATGGTAGCACTCTCTCAGCGCTGTGAGGAGCACATTACCGACGATCCGGGGCTGGGCGATCGAACAGCCAAATGGTTCTTCGAAATGGTCGAAAGCCTGGGACTTAAGGATATGGACGACGCTCACTTCGACAAGATTACGGCGGCAGATATTTTAGACAGGTTCATGAGAAGGGAGTATCTGCCCTCCGGTCTTGGCGGGCTGTTTACCATTAGCGACGCGGAACACGATATGCGCGATGCAGAAATCTGGTATCAGATGATGTGGTACCTGAATGAGAACCTTTATGAAGGGGGCCGAGAAAGCGATGACTGATTTTCGAAAAATTGCATTCGTCAACCTGAGCGAGCTGTATGTGACCAGGGAGCAGCATGAGAAAGCGCTACGGCAGATGAATCGCCGTCTGAAGGATTGCAGAGGTTCTATATTCCTGCTGTTCTGCTGCGTCGGTCTGTTGGCTGGCGTAGTTGCCGAGCAGCAACTCAGGCTGGAAAACGTCGAGCGGCAGATTCGAGAAAAAGACGAAATGGCGGGATAAACAATGATCGACTTTCTGATGATTTCTACCCGCCAGACCAAGCGCGGGACGACCGAAATCTATCCTAAGTTTATCATCAGGAATCCCAGCCAACATTTGATGATTCGCGGCGGAGATTTTTACGCCATTTGGGTAGAGGAAAAGGGTCTGTGGTCTACCAGTGAGCAGGATGCGGTGGATATCATCGATGGAGAGCTGGATAAGTACGCCAAGGAGAATGCTTCGCGCTTTGAGAACGGCTATAAGGTGCTGCATTTGTGGGATGCGGAAAGCGGCATGATCGACGTTTGGCACAAATACTGTCAGCGGCAGATGCGCGATTCCTTCCACATGCTGGATGAAAAGCTGATCTTTCAGAACACGCCCACCAATCGCCAGGACTATGCCTCCAAACGCCTGCCCTATCCGCTGGAGGAGGGCGACGTAAGCGCATGGGACCGGCTGGTGAGCGTGTTATATTCTCCGGCCGAGCGCAAGAAAATCGAATGGGCTATCGGCAGCATCGTATCCGGAGACAGCCGCAGACTGCAAAAGTTCATGGTTTTTTATGGCGCGGCAGGAACTGGCAAGTCCACCATCATCGGCATCATCGAGCAGCTGTTTGAGGGCTATACGGCTTCGTTTGTATCGAAGGATTTAGGGCAAAGCAACAATGCTTTCGCGCTGGAACCCTTCAAGAAGAACCCGCTGGTGGCCATTGAGCACGACGGCGATTTGAGCCGGATCGAGGACAACACGCGGCTGAACAGCCTGGTTTCCCATGAGCGAATGAGCGTGAATGAGAAGTTCTCCAAGATGTATGAGAACAATTTCAAGTGCTTTCTATTCATGGGCACAAACCGCCCTGTGAAGATTACGGACGCAAAGAGCGGCCTACTCAGGCGACTGATCGACGTATCGCCTACGGGAGAAAAAATTCGTCCCGGGGAATACAGGCAGCTCATGAAGCAGATCACCTTCGAGTTGGGCGCCATTGCCAAGCACTGCATGGATGTATATTTACAAGAGCCGGACGCTTATGACGACTACGTGCCGCTCTCCATGCTCAGCGCATCCAATGACTTCTATAATTTCGTGCTGGACAGCTGGGCCGTGTTTAACAAAAGCGACGAGACTACGCTCAAGGCCGCATGGACGATGTACAAAACCTACTGCGAGGATGCGAAGGTAGGCTATCCCTACACGCAGCGCGCGTTCAAGGAAGAGCTGAAAAACTACTTCCGGGAGTACAGTGAGCGAGAAATTCTCTCCGATGGTACGCGGGTGAGAAGCTATTATCGGGGGTTTCGAAAGGAGAAATTTGAAGAAGAAAAGCAGGAGAAAACCGATGATACGCCTAAACCGGCGCTCGATTTGAAAGCGCAGCCCAGCCGCTTCGACAGAGAATATGCTTCCTGTTCGGCGCAGTATGCCAATGACAATGGAACGCCTTCACGGAAGTGGGAGAACGTGCAGACAACCCTTGCCGATCTGGACACCTCAAAGCCGCATTATGTGAAAACGCCGCTGAACCTGATCGTAATCGATTTTGATATTTTGGGTGCGGACGGTGAAAAGAGCTTTGAGCGCAATCTGGAGGAGGCGTCCAAATGGCCGCCAACGTATGCGGAGGTGAGCAAGAGCGGTAAGGCCATTCATCTGCATTATATTTACCAGGGCGACGTGACGCAGCTAAGCCGCATCTATGCCGACCACATTGAGGTGAAGGTGTTCAACGGTAATTCCAGCCTGCGCAGAAAACTCTCTCTGTGTAACGACTTACCTATCGCTACCCTTACCCATGGACTGCCGCTGAAGGAGGCGAAGAAAACGGTAAACTTTGATTCTGTGCAAAGCGAAAAGGGATTGCGAGCGCTGATTAAAAGGAATCTGGACAAGGAAATTCATCCCGGCACCAAGCCGAGCATTGACTTTATCTATAAGATTTTGGAGGATGCGTATAACGATGAAAAGCTGAGCTACGACGTTAGCGACATGCGAAACGCCGTATACGCCTTTGCAGCGCGAAGCACCCATCAGGCCGACTATTGCCTGAAGCTGGTAGGAAAGATGCAGTTCCGCTCCAAAGACAAGGAAGCGGAGGCGGAAGCCCCAAGCGAAGCACCGATCGTGTTTTACGATGTGGAGGTGTTTCCCAACCTCTTTCTCGTCAACTGGAAACTCCAGGGTGAGGGTAAAAAAGTGGTTCGGATGATTAACCCCACGCCTGCCGAGGTGGAAGAGCTAATGCGTTACCGCCTGATCGGCTTCAACTGCCGCCGGTATGATAATCATATTCTCTGGGGACGACTGATGGGCTACAGTAACATGCAGCTCTACAACCTGAGTCAGCGGATTATATCCGGAGGCAAGCGCAGCGACGCTTTCTTTGGGGAAGCGTACAACGTCAGCTACACGGATGTGTACGATTTCGCATCAGCCAGCAATAAGAAGAGCCTGAAGAAATTTGAAATTGAGCTGGGCATTCATCATCAGGAGCTTGGATTGCCATGGGACAAGCCTGTGCCGGAAGAAATGTGGCCCAAGGTAGCCGAATACTGCGACAACGACGTGATTGCCACGGAAGCGGTATTTAATCACATTTCGGCAGACTGGACGGCGCGGCAGATTCTGGCAGACATCGCAGAAATGACGGTGAACGACACCACCAACAGCCTGACCACGCGAATCATATTTGACCGGGTGCGCAGACCGCAGGCAGAATTCAACTACCGTGATCTGAGCCAGCCGGTGCACGAACTGAAACAGGAAGTGCTGAAATTCCTCAAGGACGCCTGCCCTGAAATGATGTCACAACTCCACGGCGAGGAAGACAGCTTACTCCCTTACTTTCCCGGATATTACTTCGGACCCGGTGACAAAGCGTCAGCCTTCGAATGGGCAGACGAGGATGGAAATCCCATGCCCGGTCAGAGTAAGCGCGGCTATGTAAGCATCTATCAGGGCGAAGAAGTTGGCGAAGGCGGATACGTTTATGCCGAGCCGGGAATGTACGGAAACGTGGCGCTGCTGGATATTGCATCCATGCACCCGCACAGCGTGATTGCGGAATGCCTATTTGGCCCCACGTTCACCCGCCGCTTTAAGGAAATCGTGGACGGCCGCGTGAGCATAAAGCACGAGGCGTGGGATGAGGTAAATCATATTCTGGACGGCAAGCTGGCTCCTTATGTGCAGAAGGTCATTGGCGGCGAAATGACGTCGAAGCAGCTGGCGAACGCCTTGAAGACGGCCATCAATTCTGTATACGGTTTGACCAGCGCAGCTTTCGAGAACGCCTTCCGCGATCCGCGTAATCGCGACAACATCGTAGCCAAACGCGGCGCGCTGTTCATGGTAAACCTGAAGCATGAGGTGCAAAAACGGGGCTTCGCCGTGGCACACATCAAGACAGACTCCATCAAGATTCCCGATGCAGACCCGGATATCATCGCTTTTGTAATGGACTACGGCAAGCGCTATGGCTACACCTTTGAGCACGAGGCTACTTACGACAAGATGTGCCTAGTGAACGACGCCGTGTACATTGCCAGATATAAAGGCGGAAAGGACAATGGCAAATGGACGGCCACAGGCAAACAGTTTGCAGTGCCCTATATATTCAAGACCCTGTTCAGCCGTGAACCGCTTGAATTTAAGGACATGTGTGAGACCTTCTCGGTAAGCGGTGCGCTGTATCTGGACATGAACGAAGCACTGCCCGATGTGAGCAATGAAGAAGAAATGCTCAAAAAGAAGCTGAAGGAGCTGAACATGAATCTGGAGGACTGGATCGACTATAAGGCTTCTGGCGAAGAGGGACTGCCGATTCAGGACGAAAGATATTTGCGCACGCTGGATGAGCAGATTGCCGCTGGACACGACTACCGCTTTGTGGGGCGCGTGGGTGAATTCACGCCGGTAAATGCCGGAAGCGGAGGAGGCGTGCTGCTGCGGGAAGCGGGCGGTAAATACGTCGCGGCAACGGGCAGCAAGGGCTTCCGTTGGATGGAAAGCGAAATGGTTGCGGCGCTTCATCGCGAAGCTGATATTGACCGAAGCTATTACGACAAGCTGGTGGACGACGCCATCGAGACCATTTCCAAGTATGGCGATTTCGAATGGTTTCAGTCGGATGACCCATACGATGTGCCGCCGGAAGGAGATGCGCATGACGGAGTGTAACCGATTCTTCCTGGTAAAGAGCGGGAATCGAAGCTATCTGCTTGAAATTTAACCCATGACGACTTTGAACCTGGCCTGGGCCTCGCAGAAATGCTGGTTCACGCCAGGTTCTATTGTCACTATCATCGACGACAATGGAGAAAGCAAGATATTTGTAAAGGAGTAATGACCTATGATTGGAAAGACCATTGCTGTGGACAACACTCGATTCATCTTCCAGACCAACTTTTCCGGCGACCCCGCCAATGACCGCTTCAACGACGTGCGGCGCAAGGCGAGCATCGTGATCCCCGACCCGGAGCAAGCGCGGGATCTGATTAAGGCGGGCTTTAAGGTGCGCGAAACCAGACCGCGCCCGGACGACGATCCGCAGAGTTTCGTTCCTGAATACTCTGTGACGGGCGTGCTGATGTACAGGACGCGCAGCGGCGCGCCGGTGAAGTACCCGCCGAAGGTATATTTGGTAAGCGGCGACAGCGAGCCTGTGCTGCTGGATGAGGAAAGCGTTGCATGTATCGACCACATGCGGGTGAAAAACGTGAACGTGATTTTGAACCCGTATGAGTACGACCCGGTGAATCATCAGCTGAGCCTGTATATTCGCACGATGTACGTGGAGCAGGATCTGGATGACGACCCCTATGCGGAGCGGTATCGCCGTCGCCGGGAGGACTACGAGGACGATCCGTTTTAAGAAACGGATGAAGGAAGCAGGGATAGCGTTGGCAAGAATCAATCTCTATTCGCATCAGTTGGAGGCTATCCAGCGGATGAAAAACGGCTGCGTTGTGTGCGGTGGCGTTGGCAGCGGAAAAAGCCTGACGGCGATCAGCTACTACTATCTGGAAAACGGCGGCGAAATCGCCTGCCTTCAGGGCGAGGATTATATTCCCATGGATGATCCGCCGATGGATCTTTACATCATCACCACCGCCCGCAAGCGCGACACCTTCGAATGGGAAAAGGAGCTGGCGCCATTTCTGCTTTCTACTACAAAGGAGACCAACCTATACGGCAACAGAGTGATAGTAGACAGCTGGAACAACGTGCACAAATATACGGAAGCGGAGAACGCCTTCTTTATATTTGACGAGCAGCGCGTGGTAGGCAGCGGCGTATGGGTAAAGAGCTTCCTGAGAATTGCCAGGCGGAACAGATGGATTCTTCTGTCGGCCACGCCGGGAGATAACTGGAGCGATTATATTCCGCTATTCATCGCCAACGGCTTTTACAAGAACCGCACCCAGTTTACACGGGAGCACATCGTATATTCTCACGCGGCGAAGTTTCCAAAAATCGAGCGGTACTTGGGCGAGGGGCGTTTGGAAAGACTGCGGGATTCCATCCTGATTGACATGGACTTCAAGCGCCCCACGCAGGCGCATCATGAGGATGTGTATGTGCAGTATGATATTTCACTGTACAAGGATCTGATGCGCTCCCGCTGGGATATTTGGAAGAATGAGCCGATTGAGAATGCGGGCGGACTGTGCTACTGCTTACGACGAGCCGTCAACCAGGACGAAAGCCGCCAGAGAATGGCGCTGGAAATCGCCGAGAAGCACCCAAAGATGATTATATTTTACAGCTTTGATTATGAGCTGGAAATCCTGAAATCACTGGGCTGGGCGGCGGGAACGGCTATGGCGGAATGGAACGGACACAAGCATGAGCCTATTCCCAAGACTAATCGCTGGGTGTATTTTGTGAACTATGGCGCGGGCTCGGAGGGGTGGAACTGCATCGAAACGGATACCATTCTCTTTTATTCCCTGAATTATTCCTACAAGGTCATGGTACAGGCAAGCGGCCGGATCGACCGGCTGAACACGCCGTTCCATGACCTTTACTATTATCATCTGAAAAGCCGCAGCGGCATTGATCTGGCCATCAGCCGGGCTTTGAAGGACAAGAAGACGTTCAACGAGAGTCGATTCATTAAATGGTAAAGGAGCATAAGGATATGGATAATCGCACTGTTTCCCGTGAGGAAGAATTTGAGCGCAAGCTCCGCCGTATGGAGCGAATTGGTCTGCTGGCGCTTTCCGGCGCATCCGTGTTGGCGGCAGTATATTGTCATCACGAGCTGCGCAGGACTGTACGGCTTGTAAGCAAGGCCTGCGATCATGTGGCCGAACTGACGGTGGTGGATATTCAGCACGACGTGGTAGACCGGGCAATCAATAACGCTGCCGCCCATGAGGTTGGGCGAGTGGTAAACCATGCGGTGCGTTGCGTGGAGGATGATCTGGCCCGGCAGACGCAGAAATGCGTTCGCGATGCGGTCAAGGAAAGCTACGGCAAGCTGAGTAAGAGCGTATCCGACGCTATCGCTCGGGAAGCGGCTAAAGTGGACGGCAACCGGATCATGGAGGACGCCACGGAAAAGGCGAAAGAAATGCTTCTTGAGCGGTTTGACGGAAAGCTGGATGGCCTCATGAGCGACTATCAGCGGAACCTGGACAACGTGGGGAAAATTTACCAGTCAATTGCGTCGAGCATGGCGGACAAGGCGGGTAAGAACGTGACCATGACGCTTGGATAAGGGGTGAGCGAAATGACATACCGGGAAATGGCTATTGAGATGCTGAAACTGATGGGTCAGGAATTGATCGACCGGGCTGAAGAGCTGATTCCGAACACGGAAGGCATTAAAAACATTGATGTGTGGACCAGCATTCCAACAATGTCGGACAGTGAGCTGTGCATTCCTGAGATTCGGGTGAACACGAGCGCCTACCCCAAGCGTATGGCATTGGAAAAGTTTATGGAGCTTAATAAGCTGTAAGGAGGAAGCGATATGCAGCAGATTCCGGTAGCGCCGACTGAGGTGCTGATGGTGAGCTTTGACCTGACCCACGGGTCGGACAATCGACTGTGCATTGTGGGTAAGAAAGACGGCAAGGCGATTACGATCGTGAACGCCTTTCAGGGACAGCAGGCGGAGGATATTTTCAAGCTGCTGACGACAGTAAAACGGAAAGCGGAGGAGAAAAAAGATGAATGAGTCCATGAATAGGAGCGATATTTTGCAGGAGATCAAGAAAAGACTTAACTTCATTTACGGCATTCGCTGTGATTACATCGACGACGAACTGTTGAAGATGGAGCGCTGTAAAGGAAAGCTGCCTCTTATCGTGACGATCAAGCGCGTTATTTTCAACGCGCCCGCAACCATCGTATTCTGGCTGGACGGCTCGAAAACCGTGGTGAAGGCCCAGAACGGCGAACCCTTTGATAAGGAAAAGGGGCTGGCCATGGCGATCTGCAAGAAGCTCAGCGGCAACCGCGGTGCGTACTATGATATTTTTAAGGAATGGTGCCACGAAGAGGCTGAGGAAGAAGGCGGTCAGGGATGAGCCAGCTATACGACGACTACCTGCGGGATCATATTGCCAACGTATGCAAAGCGTGGGTCTGGATGCGGGACAACCTTCCGGTCAGTCCGGTATTGGAAACTGAAGTCGAGAATCTGGTGCGGATGCACGATATGTCCAAAACAAAAAGAGACGAATACCGTGCCTACGACGATTATTTTTACGGCGGTAACCGTTCCGCCCGCGTGGTGCGAGACTTTCATAAGGCTTGGCTCAAGCATATTCACCGCAATCCCCATCACTGGCAGCACTGGGTGCTGATTCACGATGACGAGCCGATGGAGGCGCTGGAAATGCCGCCGGAGTACGTCTATGAAATGATCGCGGACTGGTGGAGTTTCTCCTTCAAAAGCGGCAACCTGCGGGAAATCTTCTTGTGGTATGAAAAGCACGTCCCTGGCATGATCCTGCACCCCAAGACGAAGAACCTGGTTGAGAGCATTCTGTGGCAGATCAAGGAAAAGCTGGACAAGGAGGAAACGGAGCATGAACAAGCATAACTGCGCCGGCGGCGGATTGGGCTTATGCAGCACACTGACTGTTATATTTATTGTTCTCAAGCTGGTTGGCGTAATTGAATGGTCGTGGCTCTGGGTGCTTGCTCCCACTTGGATTCCTACGGCTATTCTGGCGCTGGCTTTGCTCTGGGCGGCAAAATTCCTGTAAGACGGAAGATCGAGGGAACGAAAAGATGAATGAACTCAACTTTGGTCAGACGGTGATGAAGATTTGCGACGAGATCAACCGCTCTGACGCGAGGAATTGCAACCTCAAACGGGAAAACGGCAACATCAACGGCGATACCCCAATGGGCGCGATGCTCCAGCAGGGCGCCAACACCGCCAAGGAATATTATCTGGAAACCATGGTGGATCCGGAAATCGCCAATCTGCACCGCAAGGGCTGGATTCATATTCATGATCTGGACTTCTACGGCTGGACTACCACCTGTACGCAGATCGAGCTGAGAAAGCTCTTTAAGGGCGGCTTCAACACCGGGCACGGGCATCTGCGGGAGCCGAAGAGCATTGGAAGCTATGCCGCTCTGGCGGCAATCGCTATCCAGAGCAACCAGAACGATCAGCACGGAGGCCAGAGCATTGTAGATTTCGATTATGCGATGGCGGGCGGCGTGCGGCTGACCTACCAGCGATATTTGCGCGAGGGCGAGGAGCTATGGAACACGCTGCGCGGAGGGAGCACGGTGAACGATCATTGGCTAACGAACTTTGCCATGCGGAAAACTATCCGCGACACCTATCAGGCGATGGAGGGGCTGATTCACAACCTGAACACCATGCATAGCCGGGCCGGTGCGCAGGTGCCCTTTAGCAGCATCAACTATGGCATGGACATCTCCTGGGCCGGGCGATTGGCCATGAAGCAGCTTTTGCTGGCCACGGAGGCGGGCCTTGGCAACGGTGAAACGCCGATCTTCCCCATTCAGATTTTTCGGGTAAAGGAGGGGGTGAACTACAACCCGGACGACCCCAACTACGACCTGTTCCGGCTGGCCATGCGGGTTTCCGCCAAGCGGCTGTTTCCGAACTTCAGCTTTATCGACGCTCCGTTCAATCTGCAATACTATAAACCCGGTCACCCGGAAACCGAGGTGGCCTACATGGGCTGCCGCACCCGGGTGATGGGCAATGTGTGCGGACCGGAGATCGCGCCAGGCAGGGGAAACCTCTCATTCACCAGCATCAACTTGCCGCGGCTGGCGATTGAATCCCATGGGGATACGCGGGTATTTTTCATGCACCTCAACGACATGCTGACTTATGTAATGAAGCAGCTGCTGGAGCGCTTTAAGGTGCAGGCCGCCCGGTGTGCGCGCAATTTCCCCTTCCTGATGGGCGAAGGCGTGTGGCTGGATTCGGAGACGCTGCAACCGGACGATCCGGTGCTTGAGGTGCTGCGCCACGGCACACTCTCCATCGGCTTTATCGGATTGGCGGAAGCCCTTAAAGCATTGACTGGCAAGCATCATGGCGAAAGCGAAGAGGCGCAGAAGCTGGGGTTGGAAATTGTTCATTACATTCGCAACTACTGCGATTGCCAGAGCGAGTACCTATCCCTGAACGTGACGTGTCTGGCGACGCCCGCCGAGGGTCTGTCCGGCCGGTTTGTGAAGCTGGATCGGGAATTCTATGGCGAGATTGAAGGTGTGACCGATCGGGAATATTACACGAACTCTTTCCATGTTCCGGTATATTTTCCCATCACTGCTGCGAAAAAAATAGAAATCGAAGCGCCATACCATGCCCTGACCAATGCGGGGCACATTTCATATGTGGAGATGGACGGAGACGCAAGCAAAAATCTGGAGGCGTTTGAAAAAATCATTCGCCACATGAAGGAATGCGGCATCGGTTATGGCAGCATCAATCATCCAGTAGATCGAGACCCTGTGTGCGGCTACAACGGCATTATCGGGGATATTTGCCCTAAATGCGGTAGACGGCACCGCTTTACTGAAAGCGAGACCATTGACCGCATTGATTCGGAGGATTCGTGGAATCCGGATGAGGACACAGAGAAGAAAGGAGATATTTCTCATGGTGATTAACGTAATCGGCTGGCCGATGAGCGAAAAAGAAATCGCTGCTTATCAGAAGCGTGGGCTGGAAAAGTACGGCAGTGAGCTGAAAGGGATGGATATTAACGTGATCGATAAGGAGCACGTGGAGCTGACCTATCATGTAGAGGGCAAGCCGTTTGAACGGGTGCGCCGCATTACCGGTTATCTGGTTGGCACGCTGGACAGATGGAACAACGCCAAGCAGGCGGAGGAAAGGGACAGGGTGAAGCATGGAGTCTGAAATCAAACGCGACCCTCGCGGCTATTACACGCTGCATATCAACGGGGCATTCGAGGGGAATTACGACAACTACATGGAAGCGATTGAGGCTTACGAGAAGATCATCTATGGCGAAAAGCCTGCGAAAGAGCAGGCAAGCGCATGAGCTTCTGGCAGAAGATGTCTCAACTGTGCGTAATCGCCCTAATTCTGATCGCGGCGTGGGTTGCCTGGCGAATCTATACGGTCGGTCAGGCCTGGGTGTATATTATCGCCTATTGGATCGTGCTGACGCTCAAGAATTTGTGCGACTTGCTGGCGAGTCGGAAGAAATGATATTTGGAAGAGGGTTTGTGGACGATTCACATTCCCTCTTCTTTTATCTCAAGGAGCAAACATGGTTTGCGGCGCGCTGACGACCAAGAAACGGATATAAAAAAGGCGCACAACATAGAAAGGAGAAAAAAAAAAGAAAATGATATTTCGTGTTTACGGCCTTGAAGCAAACAGTTATGTGGATGGGCCGGGCGTGCGGCTGGCGATATTTTTTCAGGGATGTCTGCACCACTGCAATGGCTGCCAGAATCCAGGCTCCTGGCCAATGTACGGCGGTGAGAAAATGGATACGGAATTCATAAAAAAACTGATGGTCAGCGACTCGCTGCTTTCCGGCATTACGCTCAGCGGCGGCGAACCGTTTCTGCAACCCATGGCGGCGCTGGAGCTAGCACAGTTTGCCAAGGCGAAGGGACTGAGCGTATGGTGCTACACGGGCTACACCTTTGAGCAGATCAGGGAGTGGGAGGACAACCGTAAGGAGCTCCTGAAGCGCATCGACGTATTGGTGGACGGTAGGTTCGAACAGGACATGGCGAGCATGGAGCTGGACTGGCGCGGCAGCGCGAACCAGCGACTGATCAATGTGCCTGAGAGCTTGGAGAAAGAATGCGTGGTGCTTTATGAAAAACAAGAGGCCGAGTAAGGACGCTTACTATCTGGACATTGCGGCGATGGTGGCCAGGCGGAGCACCTGCATCCGCAGGCAATATGGCGCAGTCATTGTGAAAAATGACGAGATCATTGCCACCGGCTATAACGGTGCTGCCCGCGGCGAGAAAAACTGCTGCGATACGGGCTTCTGCTTTCGAGAGGCGAACGGTATTCCTCATGGAGAGCAGTATGAAAAATGTGTGGCCGTACACGCTGAGCAGAACGCAATTCTGTCCGCTTCCAGGCGGGACATGATGGGAAGCACGTTATATTTGGCAGGATTTGAAAAGGGCGAGCGGCTTTCGCAAGATCAGGTGCACCCCTGTCTGATTTGCAGGCGGATGATTAAAAACGCCGGGATTGACCGGGTGATTACGATAGGAGACGTGGAACATTTTTCGGTATTATGAGAAGAAAGGATGAAAAAAAAAAGATGACCCCTAACAAGTACCAAAAGGCTGCACTGCGCACGGAGAGTCCCCTGCCCTGGATGAAAGCCGATGATAACTCGCTGCGGATTTTGCACGGGCTGATGGGCCTGAACGGCGAGGCGGGCGAAGCGATTGATATTTTCAAGAAGCATCTGTTTCAGGGCCATGCGCTGGACCGTGAACATCTGGCAAAAGAGCTTGGCGACGTGATATGGTATCTGGCGCTGGTTGCGGACGCCCTGGGATACTCGCTGGAAAAGGTGATGCAGATGAATCTTGATAAGCTGGCAGCGCGCTATCCCGACGGCTTTGAAAGCAAGAAATCGCAGCACAGGGCGAGTGAGGACGTATGAAAATCTCTGCCCACTTTTGTTTTGAAAAATGGCCATTTGCCCACTTTTGTTTGGGCTTTAGCGAAAAAATTCCGATAGAAAAGTGGGCTGTGGCCAGAAAAAGCGGGCAAAAGCCCACTTTGGCGGAATGAAAGTGGGCAGAAAAATAAGTGAAATAACCCCACATAAGACCACATAAGTTCACTTTTTGAGGGCTTTGAGGCGAAAAACGGCATTTCTGCCCACTTGCCCACTTTTTTTCATACCTTTCTATAAAAAGTTAAAAAATAAATAATTATAGAGAGTATAGGAGAAAAAGTGGGCATTTGGCCACAAGCCTCAAAACGGAGAACTTTGGACTCGGCAACGATCAAAAGAGAGGAAGATGTGATAAGACCAATCTTATATTTTCAAGCCCTCCCCTCCCCGGCAAAAATGTGATAGAATAAAAGCAGTATGAGCTTTGCCAGGCGAAGAGAAGGGAGGCGGCCAAATGACACGAGACCAAGACGAGTACGGAAAGATCTATAGACTGGACATGAAAGACGAGTGGGCTAATTCCGCCTATGACGAAAACGGAGAAAGCGTGCTTTGCGATATTTGTTCTTCCGAGATAAAATGGAATCCGAAGGAGCGATTGTGGTATTGTCCGGAGTGCGGACAGCAGATGAGCCGTGCGGTATATTTTGACTACATTGGGGCGGATCCGCCGGGAGCGGACTGCCTGACAAATTGCTGCGAGAATTACCCCTTCTGCAAGAAATACTGCGCATTATATTTAATCGACCCGACAGATCCCATGCTGTAATTCCTTCCCCACCGCCTGCGAAGCGAATTCGCAGGCTTTTCTTTTGTCCGCGTGAAAAACATGCCCTTTTATGAAGAGAGAAGACAATATGCGCTTACTCTCTTCCTTTATGCTATGAAGGGAGCGGTTTTGTGAAAGCGAGCAAACTGGAACGCGACTTTCAGAGAGCGTTGATTCGGGAACTGAAGACGTTGTTCAAGGGCTGCATCGTCACGAAGCTGGACTCTGGACATATTCAGGGCATTCCGGACCTTTTGGTTCTCTGGGGAAAGCATTGGGCGACGCTGGAGTGCAAAGCAAACGTGAACGCGCATCGGCAGCCCAATCAAAAGTATTACGTGAAACGGATGAACGACATGTCCTTTTCGAGATTTATATTTCCCGAGAACAAGGAGGAAGTTCTGCATGAACTGGAACAGGCATTCAGACCTTGAGGGAAGCCATGCGTTCCTGAGCGCTAGCAAGTATCATTGGATCAATTATGATACCGATAAGCTGGCTGACAGCTACAAGAATTTTATGGCGACCCTGAAGGGAACCGAACTGCATGAATTCGCCAGCCGCTGTATCGCCCTTGGGCAGAAATTGCCCAAAAGTCAGAAGACGCTGAACATGTTTGTGAATGACGCCATCGGCTATAAGATGCAGAGCGAGCAGGTGCTCTACTATTCCGAGAATTGTTACGGCACCGCGGACGCTATCGCCTTCCGAAACGGAATGCTGCGCATTCACGACCTGAAAACGGGTAAAGTGCTGGCGCACATGGAGCAGCTGATGGTATACGCTGCGCTGTTCTGCTTGGAATACAAGGTGAAGCCCGGCGAGATTCAGATGGAGCTGCGGCTTTACCAGAACGACGAAGTGATTTTTCACAACCCCGAAGCAGACGAGATCTTACCCATCATCGATAAGATCATCACCTTTGACAAGGTGATTCAGCGAATCAAAGAAGAGGAGGGCTGACAATGGACGACGTGAGACGTTATACGGCTCCGAACGGGCTTGAATATAAAGTCGTTGATACTGTTCTTGAACTGTATTCTCAGCGTCGGCCCGACAGAATCGATGAACTTGCGACGATGGGCGTGCTGGAAGATATGTTCCACAGCGACGGCAGCCTGAATTGGGATTACATCAACAGTGAAATGTCGGAAGACACTTATGACGAACTGCGTCACATGCAGGTGTTTGACGAGCTGGAAGACATTGAAATTGAGCTTGTTCCCGGAGCAATTTGGGATGTAGCGTATTCTGAGGGACTTCGCCATGGGCAGATCAGCGCCAGCGAAGTGCTGCACAGAGCCTACAGGGATATTTGGGAAGAAACCAATCCCAAGACGGAGTTGTATCATTATGGTATGCCCCGGCGTTCAGGGCGCTACCCATGGGGTTCCGGAGATGATCCCTACCAACACAGCGGGGATTTCATCAGCCGTGTTCAGGAACTGCGCAAGCAGGGCATGAGCGAAGCCGAGATTGCCAAGGCCGTGAGACTGGAGAACACGACGCAGCTGAGAACGCATTACTCCAATGCGATCAATCAGCGAAGGAGCGACCAGATTGCCCGCGTCCGCTCGATGCTGGCCGACGGGAAAAGTCAGGCCGAGGTTGCCCGGGAAATTGGCATTAACGAATCTACTTTGCGTTCGCTGCTCAATGAGCGCAGCGCTGCGAGAACCAACGCCGCTCAGAATACCGCCGATTTTCTGCGTCAGCAGATCAAAGAAAAAGGTCTGATCGATGTTGGCACCGGTGTGGAGCGGGAGCTTGGCATCAGCCGGGAAAAACTCAATCAGGCGCTGCAAATTCTTCAGGATGAGGGCTATTCGGTGTACGGCGGAGGCGTTCCGCAGGTGACGAATCCCGGTAAGCAGACAAATATCAAGGTTCTCTGCCCGCCTGGCACCGAGCACAAGGAGATTTACGACTTTGAGAACGTCCATACTATCACCGATTACAAGATGCGTGTGGACGAAAACGGTGAGGAACGTTTTGAGAAAGGGTTTGAATACCCGGCCTCAATGGATTCCGACCGTTTGATGATTCGTTATCGGGATGATATTGCGCCTGATGGGCACACGGGCATCGAGAAAGACGGCACCATCGAGATTCGCCGAGGCGTAGATGATCTGGATCTGGGCGACAGCCACTATGCACAGGTGCGCATTCTGGTGGACGGAGACAAGTACATGAAGGGAATGGCCTTCTACAGCGACGACATGCCTGACGGCGTAGACGTGATATTTAATACCAACAAAACGCCCGGTCAGGATGTGCTGAAGAAAGCCAAGACCGACGATCCGAACAACCCATTCGGCGCGCTTATCAAGGAAGAAGGCGGCCAATATCACTATGTGGACGAGAATGGAATAACGCAGTTGGGGCTCATCAATAAAACGAGAGCCGAAGGCGATTGGGGCGAATGGGCAGATGCGTTGCCGAGCCAGTTCCTGAGCAAGCAGAGTATGCAGCTGATTAACAAACAGCTGAACTTGGCTGCCGCGGACAAGCAGGCCGAGTTCGATGAGATTTGTTCGCTTACCAATCCCACGGTGAAGAAACAGCTGCTGGAGACCTTTGCCAACGACTGTGATTCAGCTGCTGTTCACTTACAGGCTGCCGCTCTGCCAAGGCAAAAGTATCAGGTAATCCTGCCTATTGCAACCATGAAGGACGATGAAGTTTACGCCCCCAATTATCACGACGGCGAGACAGTTGCCCTGATTCGGTATCCCCATGGTGGAACCTTTGAGATTCCGATTCTGACGGTGAATAACAAGCAGCCGGATGGACGCAGGATTCTGGGACCAGATGCGCAGGACGCGATCGGCATCAATGCCAACGTCGCCGCTCGGCTGTCGGGCGCTGACTTTGACGGCGATACGGTGATGGTCATTCCGTGCAATTCGAGCGGAAGCAAGGTAAAGATTACTTCGACTCCGCCGCTCAAAGGATTGGAAGGATTCGACCCCAAGATGAGTTATGGCTATTCGAGAGTGGAAACCGACGCCGACGGCAAGGAACACTACTATCGCGATGGCCATGAGTTTAAGCGGATGACAAAGAGTGCTACCCAGATGGAGATGGGCAAGGTATCCAACCTGATTACGGACATGACGCTAAAAGGCGCCAGTCAGGATGAACTGGCCCGCGCTGTGCGCCACTCCATGGTGGTCATTGATGCGGAGAAGCACAAGCTGGACTGGAAGGCGAGCGAGATTGACAACGGAATCCCTGCCCTGAAAAAGAAGTATCAGGCCCACCCCGATGAGGATGGAGCGATCCATTACGGGGCGTCCACGTTAATCAGCCGCGCCAAATCGCCGGAAGCTGTGTTGAAGCGCAAGGGTTCGCCGAAAATTGATCCCCGTACCGGGGAGCTTCAGTATAAGGAGGTCCGGGAAGAATACACCGACAAGCATGGGAAGAAGAAACTGCGGATGCAGGACTCGACCCAGATGGCGGAGGTGAAGGACGCCCGGAAGCTATCCTCTGGAACCCCCCAGGAGGAAGCATACGCCACCTATGCGAACCGCATGAAGGCTTTGGCGAACCAGGCCCGCAAGGAAATGGTGACTGCTGGGCGGATCAAGTACAGTGCGACGGCCAAGGAAACGTATCGCGATGAAGTTGATCGCATGATGCATCAGCTGAATATCGCCTTGAAGAATGCTCCTCGCGAGCGGCAGGCGCAGTTGGCGGCCAACAGCGAAGTGAAAGCCATGAAACGGGCCAACCCTGACATGACACAGAAAGAAGTCAAGAAGCAGGGACAGCTTGCACTGAGCCGTGCGCGCACCCGATACGGAGCACAGCGGCATCCAATCGAAATTACGGAACGCGGTTGGCAGGCCATCCAGGCTGGAGCGTTTTCTGAGTCCACCCTATCGCAGATTTTGCGGTTTGCGGACATCGATCAGGTGCGATCCTACGCAACGCCACGCGCGACAACCACGCTTTCGAGCGGAAAACAGGCAAGAATTAAAGCGATGCGTGCTTCCGGCTACACGAACTCCGAAATCGCGAGCGCGCTTGGAATTTCAGCTTCGACAGTGTCGAAATACAATAATTGAAAGGAGTGAACGACATGGCAAACGAGTCTTGCATGCTGACAACCTTTGATAATCCATACAATCCGTTCACTCAATTCGATAACTGGTTCCATTTCGACACCGAAAAAGGATACAATACATGTGATTACCTGGGCCGAATTGCGAAAACCAGCGACGAATTTTCAGATGAGGAATACAGTAGGGCCATCGAGGCGGCGATCGATGAGATCATCAAGTATGATTTCATGAACATTTACAGAAAAATATACAAGAACAACCGAAAGCAGAAGGCAACTGCGAGCTGAAAAGACATAGGGAGGGGGTCTCAAAAATACACCCCCTCCCCGCATCGACGAGCTCCTCGATTTTTCTCCGGCGGGATTTTTCAGGGGTGTTTTGCCTTCTGTGGCTGGTTGTTATTGCGGTGCTAAAACGAACATACGGGGTTTGGGAGCTTCTTCATGGCAGTCCTCCATCTGTTCTTTGGGTTTCCTTCATTTTTCTCCTTTCGACAATGGGTGAACCATCCTCGTATGTTCTTTTTAGTACCGCAATAGTCTTTGAAACGGAGGGTTATGTCATGGGAAGACGACAAAAAGTGGCAGAATCTTCCGTGGATCTGCCAAAGATGCGTCCGGCCCTGACTCCTGAGGCACGCGAGGGGCAGATGATTTCCCTTGCAATGGATCTTGTGGAGCAGCGGCTGCGCGACGGCACTGCATCTTCTCAGGAGACTACGCATTTTCTCAGGCTTGCGACTGCTAAAGAGCAAGTTGAGAGAAGGCTCGCTGAGAAGGAGTTAGAGCTCAAGGAAGCAAAGCGTCAACAGATTCAGTCTCAGGCGAGAATCGAAGAGCTATATTCTAACGCACTTAAGGCGATGCAGCGGTATAGCGGTCATGATGATGAGGATGAATTTGTTGATGAGTATTAGAACATATTCGGAGCTGATTACGCTTCCCACATTTTTGGATCGCTTCAAGTACCTGCAACTGAATGGACAGGTGGGCAAGGAGACGTTTGGATTTGAGCGTTATTTGAATCAGAAATTCTACCACTCCGGTGAGTGGGGAGAAATCAAGGATCATGTGATTACCAGAGATCTCGGCCGTGATCTGGCTTGCGATGGATACGATATTCATGAGAGAATTTACATCCACCACATGAATCCGATTGAAGTTCGCGACATCAGAGAGGCGACCGAATATCTGACCAATCCTGAGTTTCTGATCTGCACGACGCATAATACGCATAACGCTATCCACTATGGCGATTCATCTTTATTGGTGATGGAACCGGTAGAGAGGACACCTTTTGATACATGCCAATGGAAGCATTCGGAAAGGAGGATGTGATGATTAAGTGGGTCGAATACATTGATAACTGGGCGAATGTAAAACGTTCTGCGCGGACAACCATCAGCAAAGATGGGAGCGGCTCTTATCCGACTACGGGTTGGAAGAAGACGATCCTCCTTGCCGAGCACAGTCCGATTCGGAGAATCCGATTCTCCTGGCGCTGGGAAAATTTGAAGAGCTGGGTATCGGTTCATTTCGTTCGCCATAAATTCGGTATTGAGCATTGGGTGTCTACTCAGCGTTCCGATCGAACCGGCGTGAACCGTGACAAGAGTTCGCAGGACACTCCGGTTCAGCATGAGTGCGAAGCCAATGCTCAAGCGCTGATCTTTATCAGCCGCCGGCGTCTTTGCAGTCAGGCATCTACTGAGACTCGGGCAGCCTGGCAGGAGGTCAAAGAGCGGATTGCGCAGGTCGATCCGGTGCTCAGTTCCGTGATGGTGCCGGAGTGTATCTATCGTGGTTTCTGTCCGGAATTTCATTCTTGCGGTTATGCCGATACCGAGGACTACCAGCGCGCTCTTGCGGCGTATCGCAGAAAGGATTAGACATGGATGACAGTATCCTCACTTCTGTAAAGAAGGCGCTCGGTCCCGAAGAGGACTATGAGCATTTCGATCCTGAGATTATCATGCACGTCAACTCCGTTCTGGCCACGCTGACTGAACTTGGCGTTGGTCCGGCTGAGGGGTTCATGATTCAGGATAAGACTGCTAAGTGGAGCGATTTTATTAGTGACGATAAACTCCTCAATCTCGTTCCCACCTATGCCTATCTCAAGGTCAAGCTCGTCTTTGATCCTCCGACTGCGGGTGCAGTATTGGAAGCGATGGAACGGCAGGCCAGCCAGTATGAATGGCGCATCAATGTAGCCGCTGAGAGAGACAAGTCTAAGAATTAACGATACTGTAATAATTCGTAACACAAATTTAATTTGCGGGGGGGGGTATATGTTATAATACACAAAGATATACCCGTAGATTGTTAAAGTGGAGGTATTGGCGGTGGGGGTTCGTGTGACGCATACGCATCGGTCAAGAAGTGGAAAGATCTTCAGAACATCGCAGACATACGATAGCTATTCAGACTATCTGTTTGTGAAGCTGCTTATCTTCCCTTTTCGAGCTGTATGGTGGTTGGTAACACTACCCTTTCGAATACTTGGGTTTCTACTGAAAACAATCTTTAGGAGGAAATGATTCCATGAAGAAATTCATTACTCTCGTACTCGCCCTGCTCTGCTTGTCCATTCCTGCTTTGGCCGAAGAGGTTGATTTAAGCAGCATGGATCTTGCGGCTTTGCTCAAGCTCCACGCGGAGTTGGACAGCGCCATTCAGGAAAAGTTTGATTGCGAACTTGATGCGAACGGTCTTTACCAAGGAATCTACATCGTTGGTAAGGACATTAAGGCTGGACGCTATCTGTTGACCATGACGACCAAGACTTACTTTATGTGTCACCTTTATGAGGACATGACGCACAAGGAAGCGCATGACGGCGGCCAACATGAGACGCTGCTTGCTGTTGGAGAGACTTTGCAGCTAACGCTCGAAGATGGCATGGTGCTCGTCATTGACCAGGGCGCCGTTTCCGTCAAAATGGTTTCTGAAGCGGACTGGGCTCCGTAAACACAATTTATAGACTTGAACCGACTTGTCATTTGGCAGGTCGGTCTTTTTATGTTTGGAAGAAAGGAGAGACCTACTATGGCCGAAGAGATTTGGCATCATGGCGTAAAGGGAATGAAATGGGGCGTTCGTCATACGCCCGAGCAGCTTGGTCAAAGCCCCAAGAGCAAGCAGACCAAGACGGATGATTCCCATGAAGATTACAAGAAAGCTCATGATTCTAAGAGTGTAAAGAGGATGAGCGATGCTGAGCTTCGCAGCCGTCTGAACCGCTTGAACATGGAGCAGCAGTATTCCAAGCTGAACCCGACCCGCGTTGCGCGGGGCAGGCAGATTCTGAATACCTCTATCAAGGTTGCAGGTACTGTCGCGGCTGTCTCTTCCACTGCAATTACCCTCCGAAATAACTGGAATACCATTTCCGGCTGGTTTAACAAAACCTAAAGGAGCGGTGATTCATGGCGTTATCGAATACTGCCGTCCCCAAATATTACGGCATGTTTCGAGATGCCGTAGTGCAGGGGCTTATCCCTATCAATCAGGAGATTGAGCTTCAGATGAATCGGATCGACGCGCTGATCACCGATCCCATGTATTATTACGACGATAAAGTAGTCGAGGGTTTTATCGCTTATTGTGAGGAAGAGCTGACGCTGACGGATGGATCTGATTTACATCTGCTGGACAGTTTCAAGCTCTGGGCAGAAGACATCTTCGGCTGGTATTACTTTGTTGAGCAAAAAGTTCCCGTCACCATGGAAGACGGACGAATGCAGTATAGACGAAAACTCGTCAAGAAACGCCTGTGCAATAAACAGTATCTGATTATTGCCAGAGGCGCTGCAAAGACGATGTATGCCAGCTGCATTCAGAGTTACTTCCTCAACATCGATACCAGTACGACCCACCAGATCGCTACGGCCTACACGATGCGCCAGGCTGACGAAACCCTTTCACCTATTCGTACATCCATCACCCGCGCCAGAGGGCCACTTTTTAAGTTCCTGACCGAAGGCAGTTTACAGAACACCACGGGTTCCCGCGCCAATCGGGTTAAGCTCGCCAGCACCAAAAAGGGCATCGAGAATTTCCTGACAGGCAGCCGGATCGAAACCGTTCCTATGTCCATTGATAAACTGCAATCCATGCGAACAAAGATTGCGACCATCGACGAATGGCTTTCCTGCGATGTTCGAGAGAATGTTGTAGGCGCTATCGAACAGGGATCTTCCAAAATTGACGACTATCTCATTGTCGCCATCAGCTCCGAGGGCACTGTTCGCAATGCGATCGGCGATACGATTAAGATGCAGCTGATGAAGATTCTGCGCGGGGAGTTGGATCAACCTTGGGTGAGCATCTGGTATTATAAGCTCGATTCGATTGATGAAGTCGGAAAACCCGAAATGTGGCTGAAGGCCAATCCAAACCTCGGAAAGACCGTCAGCTATGAAACCTATCAGCGCGACGTCGATAATATTGAAAAATCGCCTCATGAACGCAATGATACGCTTGCCAAGCGTTTCGGGCTTCCTATGGAAGGCCAAACGTATTTCTTCTCTTATGAAGAGATTCAGGTTCATGAGGGGCATCACGATTTTTGGAAGATGCCATGCGCTTTGGGCGGCGATCTTTCTCAGGGCGACGACTTTTGTGCGTTCACTTTTCTGTTCCCGCTGTCTGACGGCAGCTTTGGTGTGAAGACGCGAAACTACATTTCTCAGCTTACCTTTGATAAACTTCCTGCGGCCATGCACTCCAAATACGAGGAATTTATCCGTGAAGGAAGCCTGGTTGTGATGGACTGCACCGTGCTGGATATGATGCAGGTCTATGACGATCTGGATGCGCACATTACCGAGATGGAATATGATGTGCGCTGCTTTGGGTACGACCCTTACAATGCGAAGGATTTTGTTGCGCGTTGGGAATCTGAAAACGGTCCTTTCGGCATTGAAAAAGTTATTCAGGGTGCGCGAACAGAATCCGTGCCGCTTGGTGAGCTGAAGAAACTGTCTGAAGAAAGGATGTTGATCTTCGACGAGGTGCTGATGACTTTTGCAATGGGGAATTGTATTGCCGTTGAAGATAATAACGGCAATCGCAAGCTGCTCAAGAAGCGCTACGAACAGAAAATCGACGCTGTGGCCGCTATGCTTGACGCCTATGTTGCATACAAAATCAACAGGGAGGCGTTCGACTAAAGCATGATTTACGAAAGCTATTTGGGCGGCGTTCTTATTCATCATGGCGTGAAGGGAATGAAATGGGGTGTGCGCCGAACGCCTGAACAACTTGGGCATGTAACCAATTCTGCGGTTGCAAATGCTGAAGAAGCTGTTAAAATAGTAGACGGCGTTTACCAAAGCTCGAAAGGGTTCACAGTCAAGCAGAACAAGTTCACCGAATGGTGCCTGAAGGCCGGAACTGATCACGCCGACGAGTTTTTCAGCGTTGGATATAAAACAACGGATGCTGACAGACTGTTTCGCGATATTGAGAAGGGTTTCGATCTTTCAAAGAAGTGCGATACTGTATCAATCGGAAAGACCCGAGAAAAGTACAGCATTCCCATGTCGCTTGGCGTTACGGCGCAAAGACTGTTCAGAACCGTCTGGCAGAAAGATGGGCCGGAATCGAGTTCGCGGTTTGTAACCGCGTATATTGATCGGCGGTTGGAGGAGGATTGATATGGCCTTCGCGTTATTTGACAAGGTCCGCATTGACGGTAAAGGCGTCAACGGAAGTATCGTTGATATTTATACCGATGATGACGGGAAGCAGGTATATACTGTGCAGAGCGATAAACGGGGCTATGTAAACGACCCCGAAGCATACAATGGGGATTACCCTCTGTATGACTGCACAGAGGATCGGTTGACCAAAATCTAACCGCAGCCTGTTCGGCGGCCGTGGACGTGATGTCCGCGGTCTTTTTTTTTATGCTCATTTTCGAATTCAAGATATAGGAGGAAAACTGAAATGGCTTTGATGGACAGGCTCAAACATGCCTGGAATATCTTCAAGAACAAAGACCCCACGCAGGTAAATTGGAACATCGGTCCTTCCTACGGGTATCGGCCTGACCGGATGCGCTATACACGCGGTAATGAGCGCTCTATCGTTACTGCGGTGTATAACCGCATTGCGATGGACGTGGCCGCTGTGAATCTGAAGCATATTCGTCTGGATGAAAATGATCGTTACAAAGAGACGATCGATTCCGGGCTTAACAACTGCTTATCCATTGAGGCCAATCTGGATCAGACGGGTCGAGCCTTTATTCAGGATCTCGTGGCGAGCATGCTCGATGAAGGATGTGTTGCGGCTGTCCCTACTGACGCAGATGACGAGCCTGAGGATTCCGGAAATTTTAAGGTATACACGCTGCGTACCGGCAAGATTCTGGAATGGTATCCGCGCCATGTGAAGGTGGAGGTCTATAACGAACAGGAAGGTCAGCGCCAGCAGATTATCATCCCAAAATCGACTGTTCCGCTTATCGAGAATCCGATGTACTCGGTGATGAACGAGCCGAACTCGATTTATCAGCGATTGGTTCGAAAACTGACCCTTTTGGATGTGGTGGACGAACAGACCAGCAGCGGAAAGCTCGATCTGATCATTCAGCTCCCCTACATCATCAAGACCGAGGCCAGGCGTGAGCAGGCAGAAAAACGCCGCAAGGATATCGAAAAGCAGCTGTCCGAGGGTAAATACGGCATTGCGTATACGGACGGAACGGAGCGCATTACACAGCTTAACCGCCCCGTTGAAAACAATCTGATGAAACAGATTGAATACTTGACCTCCATGTTCTTCAGCCAGCTCGGCATCACACAATCCATATTAGATGGGACTGCCGACGAAAAGACAATGCTCAATTACTATAACCGTACCATTGAGCCTATTCTGTCTGCCATTGCTGATGAAATGAAGCGCAAGTTTCTTACGCCTACCGCTCGCTCCCAGAAGCAGACGATCGCCTATTTCCGCGACCCGTTTAAGCTGGTGCCGGTAAACGACATTGCAGAAATTGCCGATAAGTTTACCCGCAATGAGATTATGACCTCAAACGAGATCCGCCAAGTGATCGGGATGAAGCCGAGCAGTGATCCGAACGCGGATGTGCTGCGGAACAAGAATCTGAGCGATTCCTCTAATGCAAGGCAGCTGATCCCGACCAGTGCTGGAGCGGATGAAACCAACAATAATGAGGAGACAGGTCAAAATGGATAAAAAGTATGACTTTGCCGGTTGGGCGACAAAAGCGGACATGCGTTGTTCCGACGGTCGCCTGATCGCCAAGGACGCTTTTGCTCATCAGGATGGCGCGAAGGTTCCTATTGTTTGGAACCATAATCACGCTACGCCTGACAGCGTTCTTGGATATGGCATTCTGCACAGCCAGAACGGCAGTATGCGTGTTGAATGCTATTTCAATGATACGGAGAACGGTAAGAACGCTCGGAAGCTTGTGCTTCATGGCGACATCAATGCCCTCTCCATCTATGCCAATCAGCTGAAGGAGCAGGCCAAAACCGTGCTGCACGGTATGATCCGCGAGGTCAGCCTGGTGTATGCCGGCGCCAATCCCGGCGCGTTCATTGATTCTGTGGTCGTTCATGCCGACGGCACTACAACCGTGGATCATGAACAGGGCATTCTTTACACCGGTGAGGAAATCGAATTGTTCGCTGAAATTGAACATGCCGATGACAATGCTGAAAAGCAGGGCGAGGCGAAACACACGCCCGAAAAACCCGAAGATGATAAGGAAACCATGCAGGACATTCTCAACACGCTGACCGAGAAGCAGAAGGATGCCGTTGCCTATATCATCGATACCATCGTCAATTCCGATGATGGCGCTGCTGAAGAATCCGATAAGGATTCCGACGTCAAACACAATTCCGAAATGGAAGAGGAGGAAAACGAAATGAAGCGCAATGTCTTCGACAAGGAAACCGAAAACAAGGACGCCTTCCTGTCCCACGCCGACGGTGAGAAGATCATCGAGATGGCGAAAGCCTACGGCGGCGGCTCTCTGAAGGCGGCTATGGAAGCCTATGTGACCGAAAACAAGAAGGACGAGCTGGCCCATGCCGCAGCTGCGAACATCACCAACATCTCTCAGCTGTTCCCGGAATACAAGGACGTGAAGCCCGGTGCTCCGGAACTGCTGACCACTGATCAGGGCTGGATCAGCAAGGTGCTGACCAGGGTGCATAAGAGCCCCATCAGCCGCATCCGCACCCGCCAGGCCGATGTTCGTGACATTTCCGCTCGCCGTGCCAAGGGCTATACCAAGGGCTCTCAGAAGACTGACGCTGGCACGATCCCTCTGCTGAGCCGCACCACCGATCCCGTTACCGTGTACATCCGCTCCAAGCTGGATCGTGACGACATCGTTGATATCACCGATTTCAACACGGTGCAGTATATGTACGGCCTGGATCGCATGAATCTGAACGAGGAGTTGGCCCGACAGATCACCATCGGCGACGGCCGCAGCGGCGACAACGCGATCGATCCGACGAAGATGCGCCCGATCTGGCTGGATGATGACCTGTACTGCATTCACAAGACCGTGGACATCAATGCGATGCGCACCGAGCTGACCGGCACCAATTCCACCGCCAACTTTGGCGAGAATTACGTGTATGCCGAGGCAGTTATCCAGAGCCTGCTGTATGCCCGTGAAAAGTGGAAGGGTTCCGGCAACCCGGACTTCCTGTGCACGCCGCATCTGGTGAATGTGATGCTGCTGGCGCGCGATCTGAACGGCCGTCGAATCTACGACAACGTCAACGAGCTGAAGGCTGCGCTGAACGTGAACGAAATTATCACCGCTGAGCAGTTTGCAGGCAAGACCCGTACCGCCACCGTGAATCAGACCGAGAAGACCTTCGAACTGCTGGGTCTGATGGTGAATTTTGCCGACTACAGCCTTGGCGCCACCAAGGGCGGTGAGATTACCCACTTCACCGACTTTGACATCAACTTCAACCAGGAAGTCAGCCTGCTGGAGACTCGCAGCTCCGGCGCTCTGACCCGTCCGTTCTCCGCCATCGCGCTGGAGAAGGACGTGACCGTGGTTGCGGCCGACGATAGCAGCAATACCTGATGAGAGGTCAAAATGGCAAAGTTTTATGGTCCTATCGGGTATGCTGAAACAAAGGAAACGAGACCTGGCATCTTTCAGGAAATCATCACCGAGCGGAACTATGCAGGTGATGTGCTCCGCAAGACCAGACGGCTCGAATCCGGTGAAACGATCAACGATAACATTTCTGTGAATAACAGCTTGAGTATTGTTGCCGACCCGTATGCCTATCAACACTTCTTTGCCATTCGTTATGTGAAATGGATGGGGGCTTTTTGGAAAGTCACAAATGTGGAAGTCCAGAGCCCCCGTCTTATCTTGACGATTGGGGGCGTTTACAATGGGCCGACGGGTTGATTTGCATGAACTGCTTGTAGCTGCGGTTGGTTCCAGACACGTCTATTTCAAGCCGCCGTCAGGGTATCAGCTGTCCTATCCATGTATTGTCTATGAGCGGGAAAAGATTGGCACACTGTTTGCCAATAACAAGCCTTTTTGTCATAGCAATCGCTATTCGGTTACTGTGATCGATCAGGATCCTGAATCCCCGATTCCGGGACGGATTGCTGAGCTTCCGATGTGCGTTCACGACAGGCAATTCGTATCCGACAATCTGTACCATGATGTTTTTACTCTCTACTACTAATTAAAAGGAGGATTCCACTATGCCTAACAACGCTCGTTTGACCTGGGATGAGGCCGAAAATCGCAAGTATGAATACGGCGTATCTCAGGGCGTTCTGTTTCCCATGAAGGACGATGGCGCCTATGACGCTGGTAAGCCCTGGAACGGCCTGACCAATGTTACCGACCAGCCGGAAGGCGCAGACATCAACAAGATGTATGCCGACGGCATCTACTACGCCGGTATTCGCGGTGCTGAAGAGTATCACGCCAGCATCGAGGCGTATTTCTATCCCGACGAATTTGCCGAATGCGATGGTTCTGCCGAGCCCCTTCCCGGCATGTATGTCGGCCAGCAGGTCCGAAAGAAGTTCGGTCTTTCCTGGCGTACCGAGATCGGCAACGCCAATACCGATAAGCTGGGCTACAAGATTCATGTGGCTTACGGCCTGAGCGCATCGCCCACCGAGAAGTCTCACGACACGGTGAATGATTCTCCGGAAGCCAATCCCTGGAGCTGGGATACCGAAGGCACGCCTGTGCCGATGACCGGTTATAAGCCAACGGCGAAGCTGGAGTTTGACTCCACCAAGCTGACCGTCAACCAGATGAAGGCGCTGGAGCAGCTACAGCATAAAAGAACATGTATGCCATACAGATGAGAGGCACAATGT